TAGGCACAATGGACTTGGCATAGTCATTCGCCCGCTTCCATGACTCAGCAGCGGACGTATCCTTGCTCTTGTCCATGAACGACATAACCGTGGCCGAAGCCATGGCCACATGCATGTTAAAGTCGTCCACGGCCAAAAACGCGGATTTGAAAGTATCGATGACGGAATTTACGGCGCTCTTTAAGGTTTCCCATGCAGCGAAGCCTGACACCATGCCCGCCATTATGGTCGTTATGGAGCTAAGGGCACCGCCCATGCTGGAGAAAGCACCTTTGATTCGCTCAACTTGAGAAACGGCCCCGCTAGCACTATTAGAAATGTCATCGAGGGAGCGTTGAACTACCTTGCCCCCACTGACAGCAGCAGTACCATCGATACCAATTCTTAAGTATGCTTCGGTTCCCATTATTTGCCCGCCTTTGGCGTGGACTTCGTAAAGTGCTTGATGAAAACGTCATCCATGGCCTGAAAAATGGATATATACTCCGCCTGTTCTTCCTCTTCTTCTACGTGGTGTATCCTAAAGTACGTTTCTATTTCTGAAAGCGGGATGGAAGAAGGGCCGCCAATTGTCCATTGGCGGGACCCATTTAGTTCAAAAAATGCATCGTAGTACAGCTGTTCGTATTGGGATAGAATCGGTCTGGACAATAGGGCCTGAGGCGTTACACCGGTCTTGATTTCCTGTTGCCTCAAAAACTTAATTTGTGAACCCCAAGACAGGTCCCACTCCAAACAGCTTGTTAGTTTTTTGTGCCTTCCTGCAGCGTCTCAATGCGCCATACGGCCAGCTTATCAGCTTGGTCCTGTACGTCCTTGAAATGGTCGGGAAGGGCCACAAATAACTTGACGATGTTATCGTGATTAACGGGCTGAATGTCCCCGTTCTCATCGTGGATTCCCTCGACGAAATTCCCCTCTTTGTTCTTGGACTCCCATCCAATGACGATGGCATCAGCGTACAACTCCGCCATCATTTTCAGGGCCACTTCATTGGACATTGTCCCTGCTGCCAACTGCCTCTGGTAAGGAGCAAAGCGGGTCTTGAACATACGTTCAAACTTTTTGTTATTGCCGCCCGCCCGGACGATACGTATTTTCCAATCGCCATAGTCGAGCACAACTCCTGTTTCTGCTTCTGCCTTCTTGTCGGTTCCGAAAACTTTCCATGGTGTGTTGATGTCCGCCATTTGTTACCTCCCCTTCCAATTTTGTTGTAGGTTTCCTCCATTTGGTATAAAAAACGGCATGGGTGGGAGGTGCACCCATGCCGTTTCACTACACGCGCCACCCACGAGACGCGCTAACTGAAATAGTCGATCTGGAGGGTTTTGCCACCGTAAAGCGTGGCATCTCCGGGCTCGCCTTCGATTTCGAAGTCGGCCATAAAGTCAGCATTGGGCTGACCCGCCGTGATCTTGGGGTTCATGATCTTGGCACTGCAGAACGTGACAATGTAACCCTTGCCTGCGCTATCAAGAGCACGGAACGAGATTGAATGGCCGGTCTCGCTCTTGAACTCCTGATAAAGCGTAAAGTCCTTGAAGTACGTGGACAGAGAACCGTCGACCTTGAGCTTTCCCTTGCCCATGCCCTGCGCAGCGGATGAACCAATACCATACTGCGCCCGTGCGCCTTCTTTGTTCCACTTAACGCCGACCTTCTGGATAATGGCATCAATGGCCACGCCGTTGCGCAGCACGTTGGTGATGCCGTTGACCGAATCGATGATCGTACCTGACGGGGGAGCAAGGGGAGCCCCGCCCGTGCCAGCTTCGGTAGTGGCCGTGACTTCGTCCTGATTGAGGAACGACAACTTACCCTTGAGGTAGTCGCCCACACCTACGTCGAGGCTGCCGCCTGTCGGCCATGCGCCGGGGTACCGGAGGAACTTGTTCGATGACAACTGCTTCTGGAAATAGAAACTGTAGAAGCCTGAACCATTGCGGACCATCTGGCCCTTGATGGTTACAGTTTCACCAGCCGCATCGACCGCGTGAGGTGCCGGGGCGGTCGTGATCTTTCCAGCCGCAACGGTGAGGACCTGATAGAAGGTGTTGTTCAGGACGTCGCCCGTGAAGCCGCCGACCTTGACCCATTGGCCGGGCTGAATGCCAGCCGTTACAAATCCGTTGCCGCTGTCTGTGAAGCCGTCCGACACAGCCGCAAGGGTGGAAGCTGACATATTTACTGCTGTGTTCCATGCACTTCCGATCGAGGATGCCACGAGGTCATTGTGCGTTCCCGCTGATACCGAGAAGTCCAATGAACCGGGGCTCTCTGCCTTTGTCGTGATCGCAGCAGAGGCCTGTCCGTTGCTGTCGATCTCATTGGGACGGACCCGCGTCTTTTGAGACGTGAACCCCTCACCATCCAGCCTGATCTGCTGGAATCTTACGGCTGGGAGAGTACCCCATACCGCTTCCGGCGCATAAGACATGATCAGGTCGCCAGTGTCAATTGCTGCTGCATATCCAGTCGTTTCCGCCATGGCTAAATCTCCTTTTTATAATAGTTCATTTCTTTGAAATGGAATGTTCACGTTAATCTGATACCAACCATGGCCATCAAGGCCAACTACCTTTTTGGACGCTTCACGACAGCGTACCGTACTACCTCCCCAATTACGGAATATGGCCGCAACGGTATCCGCCATTGCAAGCGCCCCCGCATCACCTTTGTCCTCAGGCTCAAACACTTGTATCACCACTATCCCCAAAGATCGATGATTGTTGGTAGTGGCCCCGAACGTAGTTTGTATAGTCCCGGCGTCTTGAATATTAAACCGCACCCATACTTTATCTTTGGGCTTGGGGTCGAGCTTAACATTTGGCCAATCGATGGGCGTCGTGGCCGAGACAATCGCCATTACCGTAGCAAACCGTGATCTTAATTGATTGTGTTCGTCTTCGAAACTCATCTGAGTTCTTCCTTGACTCTTTCTAAGGTCCGCTGTACCATACCATCGGGTGCCTGCTTACTGGACCCATCTTCAAGGTCTTCAATGTAAGGCACATTATTCGTGACCCAAATAACTTCCTTCATGGGCTGAGCAGAATGAATCTTGTCCCAACCCTTATTGATGGTTTCCGTAAGGACGATAGATTCGGCCTTTTTCTCTTCGATGTGACCTTCACGCAGCGGTGGGACTATTTCTGATGGAGATCCGGTTGTAACTGTCCATCCACCACGTGCACGACCTGTGTCAACGGCAGTTTCCTGTACCACACCAGACAGAATTTGAAGGGATACTTTCCTAACGATCTTTCCATGGGCCTCAGGTACAGAATTCCGATAAAAATCGTCAAGTTCTTTTTGAAATTGTTTAAGGCCCGCAATACTCATAGTCTTACTTGAACCTCATACACTACAGATATACCTGCAGGGGCCGTAGGTTTGCATCGCTCCACTGACCATTCAACACCGGCCATAATTAAAATATTTCCCTTGACCGGGTCCGGCATGGCTGAGGAGGCCGACAGTGTAACACGTTTGTCGCCCTCCTTAATGAGAGTACCGTCAATGTCACGAATGTCGTACTCATCGACAGTACCGAAACAACTGTAATCTACATAAGGTGAGTCTGTGGCTCGCCCGCCTGTGGCCGGGTCATATGCGCCGGGCGCGGGCACTCGCAACACCATGGGAGCACCGTACTTTCCGATGATCACAGCCACTTGGTCGCGAATACGCTGGTAATCGAACACTATGACCTCACCAATTGCACCGAATTGTTGTTATTCAAGAGAGAGCGGAGCAAGTGCTCGATCTTCTGGTACACCGTATTGGGATTAGCCCCACTTTCATACACCTGCCAGATGTTGCCTACCCGAACAGTGTTTACCTTACCGCCCCTATCGAGGTCCGGTGCCAACTCTCCACTTAACGCCCGTAAAGCGGCTTCACACGCCGCATCTTTAAGGCACTGTGGAATAGTTGAACTGTTGATGTATACAGGCTGATTGGCGTACCCAATAAAGGCTTCTTCCTCGAACTGTAGTACATAATTCCGGGGCCACATAAGGGGCTGGGCCGGGAACACCCTCTGCCCTTTCCATCGAGTGACATACTTCCAATCAATGTAAGAAGTAGCCTTCCTTAAGGCAGCCTCTTTGGCAGGAGTGGTGGCGGTGCCCCAAGCCGCGTTCAGTCGATTTGTATGGTACGTGTCCGCATCGGCTACAGTAACGTAGCTTTCCGCACCTTCCTTTATGGTTCCATCTTCAACGGTCAGGGCCATAGATTACTCCAACGGGGTAACGACATATTCGGGGTCGTCAGCCCCCACGAGCTCGGTTACATCTGCCGTCGCAAATGCCTTGACGGTAACGCTCTTGGCCTCGTATGCTACCTTTATGGCAGCGGCATTCGTCTTGCCGGTTTCCACCAACACCAGATCAACGGTGGGCAGCACGTCCATCTGTGCCGCTACGAAGAAGTTGGCGTTTCTTTCATAGACGTAGTGGCGATAGCTACGGTAGTAGTCTATTACCTTGGCCATGACGGTGGTTGGGTCATCATTGTAGAACGCGAGGATTTTCATATTACTCCTTATTCACCCTCAGGTCCCTTTGGCTTGGGCTCAGCGATAAACTCCACGTCTTTCTTTATCGTGGCATACCGTTCCCTGATAAACTTTGCCTTGGGATGGGTTTCCGGAACCATGACCATGTCGACCGTCTGGTCTACGGACGCATACTGGTCGAAATAGTCGGGGTTACGTTCCATTACCTGATGTCGCTCTTCCTTGAGCTTGGCTATAACGCCCTTAACTGTCTCGCTGGGTTCATTGCCGCTAAATATCATGACCTTCATTGGTACCTCTTTGATAATGATATTGGGGACCGGGCATTACGCCGGTCCCCAAGATATGGGTTATTGATAGGGATTACTGGACGTAGATAGCGACGCCTGCGATATCCTTGTCCGCAGAAGCCACCTTATCCCAGTTCGTTGCCGTTGCAACAGCGGTATCATCCGGGTTCGCGCCGCCGTTGGTGACATCCCATGTGAAGCCCTTGATGCCGAGGGTGAAGGAATGCTCACCCTGAATCCTGAACACCAAGTTCTCCAGACCGGTGATGATCTGGCTCTCGATCTCTTCGGTCTCGCTCTCCGAAACCGTGATCGCGTTGTCAACGAGGCCGAGGATGCTGTACTTGTTCGGGGTACCCGTAGTGAGCAGGGCCGCAGCGTCCGTCACGATGGTGGGCCGACCGAGCGTAGCAACCGTGCCGTTGTAGATGACGATGTCAGCCACGTTTACGATCTTGTCGGTAAGTGCCTGACCGACGAGGTCGAAATATGACTTGCTGTGCATCACCCACACTTTGACGCGGGCTGCCTGATCACCCATTTTGGAAAGGCCGGTGACCATGACGTTGTGGGTCGGGGTACCGGTTGCCGAGTAATCATGCAAGTTTGCCGTGACAGCCTTGATGGCCGGAACCGCTGCCTTGAGGGCGGTATTGAGGTAGTCCTGAACCTTCTTCTGGCCAACCATTGCGCCGATAAGGAAGGACATCTCACGCGGGTCACGGGAAATTTTACGCCATGCGTCGAGGGTCTGTGCGATCGGGCCGATCTTCCGGGCGATCTTGACCGACACGTTCTCACCCTGTGTCAGCGCGGTATCGGTTGCCGCTGCCACCGAGGTCGTGTCACGCCGGGAAATGAGGGCCGAAATGTCCTTCATGAAGGACTCTTTGAGGTAGTCACCGCGATGCTCGCGGGCTACCAACGTGATCGCGCCCTGAGACGCGCCGTTGAAAGCATTGGTGTTCTGTACGATTGACTCGTACATCCCGCCAAAGTATTCCTCCTGATAAATCTTAAAATCAGATGCCTTTCCTATCGCCATCTTCGTATCTCCTTAGATTTATTTCTCCGGGAGGCCCTTGAAGGCGTCGAGCCCATTGTCGGAGATGAATTTTGCTTTATCAGCGGGTGTCTTAAGGTCAGCCCGTGATTTTACCGAGCCGAAATCCTGTGGACCACCGCCACCACCTGCGCCGCCACCACTGGCATTTGCGCCACGAAGTATCTGTTCCTTGTACGGGTATGCCCCGACGATCTCTGCCATTGCCTCGTCAAACGTCGCATTCTGGCCGGGCCGATCGCGGCTTGTAATGGGATGCTCGCCCATGTAAGCAACCACTTGGCCGTTTTCGATCTTGAAATGCTGACCGAACTTCGCCCTTGCCATGTCCGGAGGAATGACGAGCTTTTTGGTAATAAACTCGCTGCTATTAAACTGCGA